GTTGTTTAGACATATTATTTTTATTTAAAAAAAGCCCCTATAAAGGGGCGTATTATCATTTAGAACGGCAAATCGTCATCTTCATCAACTGTTGGTGTTGTATTGATAACTTGTTGTTGAGGTTGTTCTACTACTGGTTGTGATTGGTTAGTCACTCCTTGACCACTCACACCTACTTGTGTTCCAGTTTGTGTAATAATCGGTTGTGGTGCGTCTTGAACTGTTTCTTGTACTGGTGCACCACCCATAGTAATTACTTGCTCGTCACTAATAACTGCATTACCACCATTAACTTCAACCTCTTCCATTTCCTCTTTAGAAACGTAAGATTTAGACTCTTTATCCCAAACTGGTGTTTTACCAATAGTAACTAATTTAAGGTACTCGTAAGGTTTTGGTTTAAAGATACCGTCTTTCCAAGTTCTATTATCAGATAACCAAGTATTATACTTATTATCGTCATCAGACAACCTAGATGGTCCTTTAGGTAAAACCGCAGTAACTCTACATACCGCTGGCATAGATGAATCTCTAGCTACATTAATAACTAAATCTTGTCCAGTTTCGGCATCGAATGGATTAATACCCATTGTAGATACTATTGCCATAATCTTATCAAGAATACCGTCTTTCTTGTAAGAATGACCAAATCTCCAGAATTTTACACCTTCTTCTTCTTTGTCTCTATCAATAACTCTTAAGATATACATCTTTTTGCTATTAAACTTTTTAGCGGCTTCCTTTTCGTCAGCACCACCATTTGGACTTTTACTTGCTTCAGCGTATAATGCTTCTCTAGCATCACAAACTGGACAATCTTCTCCAATCTCACGTCTACATACCATTTTCGGGTATTTACCATCAATTTTCCACGAATGGATATTGTGTGAATCGTAAGGTACTTTTTTGCCCTGTAGTGGGGGCAGAATTCTGATAGTAAATGTACCACTATCTACTCCTTTAGGTAATCTTTCGCTAAAGTAGTTTTTTGCGTCATACCCGCCACTATTTGTACTTGCTGCTGGTTTAGGTGCAGAGTCCTCGTTGTATTGGGCTAACATCGCTTCTAATGCATCACTCATATAAAAAAATTTTAATATTATATACAAAGTTACTACAACATTGTCCCTAAACCAACTATACAAACAAAAAAAGCCCCAAAATTATTTGGAGCCTTTTTTAATTATCTAAAATATAAGTTATATATTACTTACCTAATAATGAGTTTTTAATTTCAGTTTCATTATAATCAGAATCAATATCGTCTGATGTTAGTGTTAAATCCTCAGCTTCAGCTTCTTCACCGTCTAAACCTACTTCATAATCGTCTTGGTCTGTCCAAAAATCAGTAAGTTTAGTGTTGTAAGGATAAGAATCTAATGCTCTTAATTCTAATTTCTCTTTAGGAGTCGGATTTCTTTTTTCTATTTCACTTTCAATAGATGACATTTTAGTTTGTAACTCATCGAACTTACTCATTAATGCATCCATTTTAGTGTTAGCTTCTTCAGTACCAGCTTTTGCACCTTCAGCACTAGCTTTAGCGTCATCAGCTTTTTGTACGATAGATGTAACATCAATCTCAACCTCATCACCATCAGCTTCAACTTCTGGTTCAGCTTCAATATCTATATCGTCTTCTTCAGCATCTAATTCGGCGTCAACTGGTTCGTCTAACATCTCATCTGGAATTTCGGAACCATCTAATTCTTCATCAGAAAATTCAGAATCGTCTTCTAGTCCACCTTCAGCATCAAATTCTGCTTCAATGTCTTCCATATCCATTTCATCTTCTTCTTCACCTAATATTAATTCTTCTTCAGAATCTTTTTCAGTAGCATCTTTAGAAATGAAATTATATTCAGAAAGCATTTTAATTCTTTCTATATGTTCTTGTAATAAATTCTTATTAATCTTCATTGTATTAAATAATTAAAAAAGTAATTGTCTACCGTCATCGGTAATAATCTTTTTATTTACTTTCTCAACGATACTCTTGTCGCTGTTAATTACTTGTTGTTCATCTTGCTGTTCTTTATCTTGCCCTAAGAACTCATCAAGATTTTGTGTGTTTTTATCTTCCATAATAATACAAGTTTACTATATAAATAGTCTACGATTTTAAAAAAAATCGCTTTATATTACTAATACTTAGTTTTTTATCAGTTATTAGTATTATTTTACCATCATATTTTGACCAATCTACCTTATAGTCACTATAAACTATATTACCAGAATCCATACCACTCTCCTTTTCAATCAACTTATTTAATGAATTAATAGTATATAAACAGTTCTGTTTTTTGTGTAAAATGATAGTCCTAAACGGAAATGATTTAAGATTAATTTTAGTTTTTGTAAAAATAAAGAAAGTTAATATGTATCCACCTTCAGTCTCATTTTTATAAATAAAAATTTTATCTTTAGGTAAATCATATTGTATGTTTAAATACTCAATAAACCAGACGATATTATCTTCATTTAAAAATGTTGCTAACAGTAGTTTTTTAACGCTCATTATAACTTATTGAATATAGGTAAGGAACCCATTTTACCTGTTCCCCAAGATTATCTAAAAAATCTTTATATTCAATAAGTATTTCCGAAGTTAATAATATAGAATTTTTTTTAGTTTTTATTTTATGAACTAACTTTTCTTTATCTACATTAACGTAAGATAATATTAAGAAGTCTAACCCGTAAATAACACCATCTAAGTATATGTATAACATCCTATCATCATACACATAAGATACTATCTTACTGTTTCTTATCTTGTTTATTAATCTTTTTATATTTGTTAATGAAAGTGTAATTGGGTCTATGTAGAAATACTTTAATTTTTCTTTTAATCTATTATAGATTGTTTCGTAAAAAAAATTAATACCTTTTATATACTCTGTTCTATCCTCTTGTTTAGTAAATGTCCAAAAAGTATTTTCATCGTATTTGTAATCTAGGATATTTACATCTTGATGAATTTCTTTAAAATCATAATAACCAATATATAACGTTGGTATGGATTTAATTAAGTATTTGGTATCAGAAACTACGTTAAACTCTTTACCAAACCAATCAGTACTATCTGTTACTATATTTGCTAACTTTAATTTCAAAGTCTTACAAATATAATAATTAATTTTTAAATTTGCAACTATCTTATATCACTTTCGTCGCTTTCGTCGTCTTCATAAAAAGAATTTGCTGTAAAAATAGAGTACTTTTTAGCAGTATCAATTAAATTTTTAGGGTTAATCTCATAACTAGTATTTCTGTAAAAATACGCATTTCCATTTTTTGTAAGACCTTTAGGGTTGGATGGAAAGTTTTTCTCATCTTGTATTTTCCAATAAGTTATATTACCTATCTTTTTAACAACTTTATCAAAATCAAAATTATATGGGTCACCTTTTCTACCTGGCGATATCTGATGATGACCAGTAATATACTTAATATTAGGGTTTATATTTTGAATATCTTTAATTAATTCGGCTACCGAATTTATCACTTCATCAAAATTTTTAACAATACCTACTATACCTATACTATAAGAATATTCATTACAAGAAATCCCTTTAGGTCCATAAGAATATCCAGCATGATAAACTTTACTAGTTAATGGCGCTGTTTGAACTATTGTACCATCTTTGTCAATAACAAAATGATAATTAACACCATTTTTACCATCTAGTTTAGGACTTTTTTTAAGTTTACTTATAGATTCGTCTAATTGAGTTGCTGATGTCCAATGTAAAACGATAGTATTTACATTTTTTAACTTTAGCTTTTCTGGTAAATGATTATAAAAAGAATCTATAGTTTTTAATTTATCTTTACTTATGTTACTTCTTACTTTCTTAATCATTACACGTAAATTATACCATTATTAATATTATTATCAATTACTGGAGTAGTTTCATTTATACTAGATAATGTTTGTACCCCAGTAGTTGTTTCAGTATTTATAAAACTAATATTACCTCCACCAGTACTTCTACTTAAATCGGCACTAAGTGACGTGTTACTATCCGTTAACGCATTAATACTTCCTAGCATATTTAGATAAACTGTATTTTTATCCAATAACGGAATACGGTACTTAGTAATTCTAGTACCAGTGAATTTAGTATCCATAGTGTTAGCGTTAATTGTATGACTAACATTCTTAATTAGATACGCACCCCTAAACATAGGTACATTTTCTAATTGGAAGTAAGTCATTGGTTGTATCATAGCATTACCCATGGCTGTTACCCCACAATTATAACTTCTAGTACTATATATATTAAATAATGACTGATTTATAAAGGTTCCGTTCTTAATGCTATTCGGATTTGATAATGCATCCGTGGCAATTAAACCTTCATCAGTTTCAGTAAATTCTTCTTGATTTAATTCTAAATCTTTGAATATACTTTGATTTTGTTGTCCGTATCTAATTAAAAATGCAGCCCCAGGTAATTCTAATGATGAAGATGCGAAATTTTTATCCGTCTTAACATCCGAGCCGTCAGAATCTGGGTCACCACTATTACTATTACCTAATTTTAAATTTTTAGATGTATCACCAACATACATGCATATAAATGAAGGTCCTATTGAAGATGCATTACTAGTGTAAGGTAGTGGTTCAAACATTTCTTTAATATTTTTCTCATCACTTAAATCAACAAAATTAGGTAATGCAATAAAATCAAAATTCATACTAGCTAAAAACTTAGATAAGAAACTTGCTAAACTCGTGTTACTATTGCTAAGTATATTATCCACAAACTTTTTAGGGTTAATTATTACTTTATCTCCTATATCGTCGTAAAATTTATCAATAATATTAAACGAGTTAAATAAACTACCATCTACACCACAAGCAGCTTTAGTCGGTGTATTACCATCACCTAACCACTTATCGTGTATTGCCTTTATATTTCTATAAACATTTAGTTTCAAGCTCTCTAATTCAGAACTATTAACGTTTTTAGTTTGTTCTTTTATTTTTTTATCTTCCTTAGTTTTATCGTCTTTAAGTTTTATTAATTCAGTGTAAAAATTCTTAATGTATATTTCCATAAAATTTTCTTTTATAGACGCATCAAAATATTTTTCACTATCTTTATCAGTATTCCAAATTTGTGGTGTAGCGTTAAATATTTGTCTTGTTTTTAGCAATAAACTAAGTGTTGATGTTGAGGCTGGATTTAATTCGTTATTTACCAATGTTTTTTCCCTTAATAATGTAACTACATTTGTATTATTGGTGTTATACGTATTTTTCTCATCTGGTAAAATTTTACCAATAAATTTATAATTAGTATTACTAACCGAACCTGTTACTCCGCCGATTGTTGTACCATTAACATTTCCTTCCCAATTAGAAAATTTATTAATTAAAGTTAATTCTAATTCATCTTTAATTGAAGCCCAGCCATTATCCAAATCTAGTAACCATGTTTCATATACCTCTATAAATTTATCTTTAAGTGTATCATTCATAGATGTTATACTTTTTGGTAACTTAGCGTAGTTCATTCTAGTACTATTTTCATCTTTTTTATTTAAAAATGTTAAATGATATAAATATGGTATGTTATTACCGCTATTATTAGTAGTATTAGATTGCTCAACTATAAAAAATTCATCTAATTTTGGGTAGGTCAATTCAACGCCAATGTTTATTGACGCCATATGATTTGTTGTTACCTCACTAGTTGTGTTACCACTATCATCTTTATAATATAAAATTGGGTCAACAGTTTGATTATTTCTCCATAACATACCGCCAATTAACACCATTAACATATATGGTACTTGAATCAGACCACCTTGTCTATTAAGATATTTACTGATTAATATGTCTAAATCCTCACCAACCTTAAATGGTATTGAATTTAAGTAAAGTAATGATTTAGCTCTATCACTTTTTTGTTTATTATAGAATTCACTACCAAATAGTGTGATTGGTTTACTAACTCGCCCACTAAAATATCCAGTAGATGTTTCACCAGAAACATTACTTAAGTATATAGTGTCTAAAACTAATCTATCTTCTTCACCACCTAAACCAAATAATGCTAGGCGCCTACCAATATTCTTATCTTTATAACTTTCGTAAAAACTAAACGTATCTTCATCATTGTCTATTGGATTTTTATCGTAAGCTATTGGTTTAGAAGTAATACTACCAACTAATGAACTATCATAAACCTCATTAGCTTTTTGTAACCCCATACCTGTCATATGTGGTTTGAATAATTCAAACGCTCCGAAACTAAATCCGATATCATTAACATTATAGTAAAAATTAATATAGTTGTTATTCTGAGTACTAATATCTTCAAATTCACTTATTTTTAATGTTCTATATTTGTAAGAATCATTTTCACCACCATAAATAGTAATTTCATTTGGGGTTCCGTCAGTATTCCCGAAATTAAAATTAAGTTTAGATTCAGTAACGTACTCACCATAATATGTATCCTCACTAATTTTTAAACTAGCTTGATTAGATACAAACTCATCATCACTATTTGGTTTACTAGGTAAAGTAGGAAATGTATAAGTATTATCCCCTACTGTACGTATATCGAATGAATTTATTGAACTATTACTTAATAAATTTACAAAATTATCTCCCTCAGAATATGTCGTCTTAGCAATCGTTCTACTTCGTAAATCATCCGTAAATGGAATAATTTGTTCATTTTTACTATCATCAGTTAAGAACTTATAAACAAATTTTTTATCAGTTGAGTTGTATTCAAAAATAGGATTACTAAATGTCGTTCCTAAGTTAGGTCCATCAATAAAATTAGGGTTAGTTATTAGACTTTTAACTTTATCATAAAATGAAGAATCATCACTACCTAAAGAATCCAAATAATCAAATATTTTATTATTACTTTTATCGTCAAAAACTAATGAATTAAATAAACTTCTAGCTTCAACTCTAGCTACTAACTCAACTTCTTCTTTCTTATGTTCGGTAGTATCTCCGTCATTTAGTATTGATGTTAGCGACGTATGAATTCTTTTCTTAGGGTTTAATGATGTTAAAAAGAAAGTACTAGCACGTAATATAACCGCCAATAATGAATCCTTAACTTCTGCAGTATCATTTAATAATAAATATGGGTTAGTTTTGTCAATATAATTATCATACACATTAATAGGGTAATAACTAGTACCACTACCTAGACCTTCAATTAAAGATTTTTCAGTTTTTTGTTGTCTAATCATAGCATCTAACAGGTTATCCACGTATTCCACTTCTGGTAATCCAGAATCTAATTCACCTATCCATGATAAATTAATACCATCTTTAGCGTAATTTGGGAATGGGTAAACCACATCACCACCACTAAATGTATCAGTTAATAAGTTATTTTTTGCAGCATCTTTTAATGATTTAGGTCTATTAGAAATATTAATACTATCAGATACATCATTAATTGATTCGATTAATGTTTCAGCATGTGCGGTTAACATTAATATAATATTTCTTAATGTTGGATTAAAATCTCCGAAAATATCTATTGTTAAATCGCTAGTTAAATTAGAAACTATATTTTCTAATTCACTTTTCAATTTCTTTAATTCAGTATCCCTATTATTAATTTCATCTATTATTGCTGTGAAATCATAAATATACACTGTTGTTAAATCACGGTTGTTTATTAATTCATTAGCAATTAATGTCCAATCACCATTAGCTACAACTTTACTATTATTAACTTCAATACCATTAGCGTCACCAGTTGAGTGTATAGTTATTCTAATTTTAGCTGATTGTCCGTCATCATTTAAAGTTGGTAACCCCTTAAATGCTTTTTCCTCATTTAGTTTATATTTAGCACCAACGTTTTTATTAAAAGATTTTATTTTATCTCTTAATTTTTCAAATAATGGGGCACTATTTTTACTTTCTTTATTATATAAATTACTAGTATTAGATATTGAGAATACTTGTAGTTTATGGTCATCATTAGAATTTATATTTTCACCAACTTTAGTTAACTCAGACAATGTTGCTATACCATCATATATGTTATTTCTAATAAAATTTTTTAAATCATTAAGTTCAGATATTGCACCTATGGTTTTACTTAGAAGAATATAGTCATCACTATCTTTTAGTTTTTCTAAATCGGTATTTAATTTACTTGCGTTAATAATAAAATCACTAAGTGTTGGTACTGGTACTGGATTATCCAAAGTACTATTTATGTCTTTAACGATAGAATCAAACTTATCTTTACCAATATCTGTGTTAGTTATAGCTTTCATATAACCCATTAACATGTCACTTAAAAAAGCATATGTATAACCAATAAAATCACAGTTAATTTCAAAATGTCCTCCATCTGAATTAAATTTAGAATTAAATTTGGTCATATTAAGACAGTAGGTTACGGCTTTACCGTAGAAACCTTTAATTTTTAATTCAAATACTGGGTATGGTAATTGAAAAAAGAAGTTATATTTACTTTTATCACCTTTAGTAATTATAGAATCACCTCTAAGGTCAATAAATGTAATTTTAACCATAGGAGTATATGATGCATTGAAATCTATGTTAATAGATTTTATACCTAACGTTTCTAAGTCAGTTCTATCCCCAAAACTAGTACCTATTTCAGTAAAATTAGTTGAAAGACTTTTTGTACCGTTACTATTTGTGATAGTACCATCAATGAACTTTATAGTTTTTCTTTCTTGATTTTTTCTACCTCTAGTATTAACTGTTAATTGAACATCGATATTTAAATCTTCTAGTGGCTGTAATCCGTTACCTTCTTTATTTGGGTCAACTATATTAAAATTTCCATTATTCGCCATACAATCTAAAATGTTCTTCTACTTCTGTTTCATATCTTTCAATAGCGTCATTAAATGGGAACGGTATTGTTATTACTTCTCCGTCTGGAATATCAAATTCCATTCCACCATATTGTGGGTTAGCTGATAGTATTAAAAACCCATAATAAGGTGAATTATAGTATTTTTGACTTAATTTATCCAATCTAGTTTTACCCCATTCGTAAACTTCTTGGATATCATTAGCACTTTCTGGTATAAAAATACCTGGTAATGGTTTAACTGTACCATTACCTCTAAATTCTTTATATCTATCGTAATAAGACGGCATATGTTATTTAATTTATTAAAATTTTAAATTACTGTAAAGCTTTTACTTATAGTTAAACCATTACTAGTTTGTGAACTTCTAAGGAAATAAATACCAGATGTTAATGCGATTGGATGAACTGATGTTTCAGAATTATCAAATAAATCAAAACTTACTACACCTAAATCAGACACCACTTCACCCATGTTATCTATAAGTTTAAGTCTAACTTCTTCATCATCGAAAAATCTAAAGCCATATTTAACAGTAATGACTCCAGAGTCATAAGTGATATTGTCAACATTAAAATATTCATCCACACTTTCTACTTCAAAACTAGAATTAATATTTACACCGTTAGAGCCTTCACCTTTAAGTAGATATTTGCCTGGTGCTAATGATACACCTAAAGGATAATTATTAGCTTGTGTCTGAAATGATATTGGGTCACTCACTTCAAACTCAGTATTACCTAAATCTATATTAATCGAATTATCAGTATTAACCACATTTAATCTAATTTCTTGAGTTTCGGAAACTAAAAATTCATATATTGCTGTTAAAGAACTATCCTCATATTTAAGGTTAGTTACAGTTAAAATATCTTCTATAGTTTCTTCTTCGTCCTCCCCGTCTAAAAACTCTTCATTTTCAGCGATTTGGTCTTTATCAATTTCTTTATTACCTCCCAAACCATCATCTTGTGATGCGTTAGTTTTATTTTTAGCTTCTTTTTCAGCTTTTAAACTTTTGTAAGCCTCGTCACTACCACTTAATAGTGTGCCATTAATGTCTATTCTATCAGCTCTTTCGTCATATAATTCTGTGTTAGCAAAGAAATTAAATGATATAGCATTTTGTAATTTATTGATAGGTCCAGCCAAACTAGAACCACCTATAAATTTAAATGCAATGTCTACATTAACAATCATAGGTTGTACTCCAATACCTTCTGGGTTTAAATCCCATACTAATGGGTCGAAAGTAAAGTTAACTGATTCGATTATAATTTTAGTATTATAAAAATCACCTATTCTTAAAATACAAACGGGAGGTTTACCAAATACTAAATTACTTGTTTGACCACTAGTAGTTGGGTTACCATCTTTATCTCTTCTTACAGTTTCACCTTGTTTAGTGCACTGTAATAAAAAATTTAATCTAGAATTAAATCCTTCTGGTGTTGTTGAGTGAAATGACGGGTGAAAATATTTTATTTTCTTATATAATTGCCCAACACCATCAACAAAATTATCTTCTTGTGCTAACTTATTGAAGTAATCACATTCAGTATATGTTCTTTTTAATACTCTATCAGCTAAAATCTGAGCATTTTCGTCATTAGACGGCTTATTAGGTGTGTTTAATGAGTT